GTTTAGGTACTGTAACTGGAATTGCATCCACAACAACATATAAATTTGATAATCAGACTTTTGATAGGTCTTTACTTACTCGTTCAATTTTCTTGAAAAATCATCCATTTGAAACAAATCAAAAAGTAATATTCAAAAAACCATCGGGAACAACTGCAGTTGGTGTATCAACATCAAGTTCTGGATCAATATTTGGTTTACCCATATCAGGCGATACTCAAACATTGTATGTGGTTAATAAATCTGCAAATTATATTGGATTAAAAACAACTTTATCTTCAGATGAATTATTTTTTAGATCTAATGGATCTAATGATTATGAATATTCAATAGAAAGTGATTTTGATCAATATGTTGGAAATATTGTAAGATCATTGGTTATTGTATCTACAGCACAAACTCATGGATTAAGTATTAATGACCAAGTAAAAATTTCTGTAGAACCAAATTTATCTGTTGGAATAGGAACATCTACTTCAGTCAATATTCAGTTAGATAAGTTTTCTAATAAACTTTTAATAAATCCAATTGGATTTAGTTCTTCAGGAATTAATACTTCAACAAGTATAATAACTATCAATAATCATGGATTTAAAACTGGTGATAAAGTTTATTATTATGCCCAAGATACTTTGGCATCAGGTCTTTCATCATCAACATATTTTGTTTATAAAATTGATTCTAATAGATTTAATCTTTCAGAAACTCTTGTTGATAGTTTAGCATCGCCACCAAATAAAGTCAGTATTGGTGGTACTGGTGGAAAAAATCAAGTTATATCATTAGTAAATCCACAAATTGACGCTATTGAAGGAAATGATTTAATTTTCAATGTTTCAGATTCTTCATTGCAAGGATATAATTTTGGCATTTACTATGACCCTAATTTTAAAAACAAATATCAGGAATCTTTAGACAAAAATTCTTTTGTTGTAACTGGAGTTGGAACAATAGGAGTTACCAGCACTGCATACGTATCAGTTGCTCACACATTAGGAGTTCCTAATAAACTTTATTATACATTAGAAAAATTAGGTGTTTCTACATCAGTTGACTATGAAGTGGTTAATTATTCGACAATATCATTTACACCTAGTTTATATAATAGAACATATTCAATTAAAGATGTATCAGCAGATAAGATTACTTTAACAACAAATATTATTCCTGAAAATGTTTTATACAATACTTCAAATACAAGTTCTTTAAAATATACAACTACATCAAAAGTAGCAAATGGTGAAATAAATGAAATTGAAATTGTTTCATCATCTTCTAACTTTAAAGATATCCCTGCAGTTATTAGTATTGCATCCACTCAAGGAACTGGATCTTATATTGTTCCAACTTCATCTGACATTGGAAAACTAAATTCTTTGAGAATTGTTAATCAATTATTTGAATATGGATCAGACAAAACTCTTAGACCAACTGCTAAAATACCTAAAATATTAACTTTAGAATCAAAAGATACTATAAAATCTATAACAGTTGATGATGGTGGTAAAAATTATTCTTATCCACCAAAATTAAATCTTGTTAATTCTAGAACTAGAAAATTAATAGAAGAATCGGTAATTAATCCAGTTTTATCATCAAATACAATTACATCATTAGATATTTCTTATAATCCAAAAGGATTAGAAAATGTAACTCATGAATTATATGCAACAAATAATTCTAATGGAATTTCAATTAGTAAAGTTGAATCATCAAAATCTGGAATAGTAACTTGTTACTTAAAAACTCCACTTAATGGATTTCCATCTGATTTATTTTCTGTTGGTGATAAAATTTTTGTAGAGGGAATTGAAATTAATGACGATTCTGGAACAGGTTTAAATTCTGCAGATAATGGATATGTATTTTTTACTGTCCCTGCAGGTGGATATACAAATTCAAGTCCAGCAATATTGAAATATAACATATCTGGTTTAACTACAAACCCAGGTATCGCTAAAACATCACAAACTTCATTTGCCTCTGTAATAAAATTCTCAGATTATCCTAAATTTACAATAACTCAACAAAATGTCAATTTTAAACAAGGAGAAAAACTTCTTGTAAGATTAAATGGTAATTTTGTATTACAAGATTTGCAAGTTGTAGAATCAAAAGATACTGGAATTAGAGTTCTTGGTACTTATAATTTAAAAACCGGAGATATTGTAAAAGGTGATTCAACAGGTGTAATTGCTACAATAAATTCAATTAAAAATAGAAATGGTGAATTTAAAGTAGATTATTCAAATAAAAATAATTTTTATTGGGAAAATAATTCAGGATATCTTAATGAAGATGTACAGACTTTAAGTGATAATGATTATTATCAAAATCTTTCTTATACTGTAAAGAGTCCTTTAGAATTTGAAGATTTAATTAGTAATGTAAATTCTTTAGTTCATCCAGTCGGATTGAAAAATTTTGCAGATACTGAAATTAAATCAGTTACAAATGTTCCAGATGTAGTTGGAATTACATCAGAAACTATAATCAGAGATCTTATAGATGAGACATTAAGAGTTGACGATATTAATAATTTTGATCTTGGCATAGACTTAAATCCAAATGAATTTTCATCTAGATTAATTAAATTAAAGAATAAAAGACTTACAAGTTTTATTCAATGTTCAACCAATAAAGTTTTAGAAGTTGATGATATTGGAAGATTGTTCTCTAATAATGAAGTTTCAGATGAAAATACAATTATTTCAAATATAATTTCTTATCCTTTCACAGAATCTTTTAATAGATTTTTAATTCAAACAACATCAAGATCTACTGGAGATGTGCAATTAACAGAATTAGTTGTCCTCACTGATAAGGTAGAAAATGTATTTTCATTAGAAAAAAATATTCTTTCTAGTTCAGATGAGAAATTATCCGATATATCTGCATATGTTACTGAAAAGAAAGAGATAGGATTAAAATTTGAACCAGTAGATCCATATGATACTGATTATAATATTAAAATTCTTAAAAATACATTTAACCAAAGTTCTGGTGTAGGATCAACATCTGTTGGATTTGTAAATTTAGTATCAAATAATCAAATTATTTCTGGTATTAATACTGAGTCTATTATACAATTCCCAGCAAATGTTATTCAATCTTTGTATGCAAATGTAGAAATTTTCGATGAGGTTAATAATGATTCTGATTTTGTTGACATATATTTAACTTACAATGGAAATGATACTTATACAGCAAATTATTATTTTGATTCAGAAAAATCTACGGGTAATTTCTCATCCAATATTTCTGGAGATTTTAATGTTAACGTAACATCAAATATTTTAACCTTAGAATACTACAATAAACTTGACAATCAAGTGAATTTGAGATCTAAAATTATAGGAATTGGATCAACATCATCTGGTATTGGAACTTATAGATTTAAAAATGCAGGTGAATTGAATGGATTCGAAAAGACTGCAAAATATGAATCTCAATATTCGGTTATTACAGGAATAACTACAATTCTTTCTTTAAATAAAGAAACTTTCTCATCATACAAATCATTTACTAAAGTTGGTGTAGGATCAACTAGTGCTTTATATGAAATTTCCGTAGTTAATTCAAATCAAAATACATCTTTAACAAGTTATCCTTTCTTAACTGTGGAAGATAGTGTTGGAATTGGTACTTTTGATACAAAATATAATGGATCAAATATAGATTTAGTATTTTATCCAGATTCTAAATTTACGTCTAGTAAATTACTTGTACAATCATTTAATGAAATTTTCTATACCCAGTATGATTTTATTAACATACCTCCTGATTTGGAGTATGGATCATCAGTAGAATCTATTTTTTCAACTAGATTTGATTCTATTAATGGTGATAGAATTAATGCTACTTCATTTGAATTATTTAATAAAGGATTCCCAATTTACGCTAAAAAATTCAATCCCTCAGATTCTGATGTTTTAAATCCAATAACTGGTCAATTTACAATTAAAAATCACTTCTTTAGTAACAAAGAAGAATTAATTTATAAACCTGGATCAACATTTGATGGAGTAAGTGCCATTTCCGTTGGTATAGGATCAACATTGAATTCTGTTGGAGTGGTTACAAATATACTACCAAGTAAAGTTTATGCTATTAAAATAGACAATGATAACTTTAAACTTTCAACTAGATTAGATTATGCCAATGCTGGAATTTTTGTAACATTTACATCATATGGTTCTGGAAATGCTCATGTTCTTGAAATGAATAAAAAACTTGAAAGAACTATTATTAGCATTGATGACGTTGTACAATATCCTTTATCATATACGCCAATTAACTATAAATTAGTTAATAACAAAGGATCAATTGGTTCAGCAACAACCGTATTTTCTATCAGTGGAATTTCATCTTTATCTCCTAAAGATGTAATTAAGATTGATGATGAATTATTAACAATAACAAAAATTGGAATAGGAACGACTAACAGTGGTCCAATTAGTGGTATTGGTACATATTTATTATTAGAAGTTGAAAGAGGGACCCTTGGATCTATTTCAACTTCACACACTGATAATACCGTTGGTAGAATTTACAAAGGATCTTTTAATATTGTTGAAAATAATCTTTATTTTATTGATCCTCCTCTTGGACAACCAAACTCAAATATTGATTCTGTTGATGAAAGTGGATTATTATTTCCAAGATCTTCTTTCAATGGAAGAGTATTTTTAAGACAAGATTATAGTTCCAATCAGTTATATGATGATTTATCTTCACAATTTACTGGTGTTGGTCAAACTTTCAGACTTACTGTTAATGGATCAAATACTACAGGTATTGGAACTAGTGGGGGAAATGGAATAGTCTTTATTAATAATGTATTCCAAACACCTACAACTGAAAATAATTTACAAAATAACTTTATTATTCAAGAGGATAAAATTGCAGGAATTTCCAGTATATCATTTACTGGAATAACATCATCAAACGGATCTATCATAACCAATAGTTCTGATGTAAATCAAAATGAATTACCAAGAAATGGATTAATCGTATCTTTAGGATCAACATCTGGTTTAGGATATGCTCCTTTAGTTGGTGCATCTGTTACTGCTGTTGTCAATTCTGGAATTATTATCTCTGTTGGTAATGGATCCACTGATATTAAGGGATCTGGATATTATGGAAATGTTTCTGTAGCAGTTACAGAATCTGGACATACGGGAACTGGTGCTGTTATTACTGCACAACCAGGTCCTGGTGGAGAATTGACATTTACCGTTGTTAGCGGAGGTTCTGGATACGTTAGACCGACAATTAATGTTTCACCACCATCATATCAGAACTTATCTGTTATTGGTGTAAGTAGACTTGGTATAGGTACAACAACTACAACTGGAAGTTCTTTGTTACTTGATGTTAATGTTGGTGCTAAAGCAACTACAGGAATAGGTTCTACTTTATTCGAAGTTACTTCCTTCAATATTACAAGGCAAGGATATGGATTTAATGTAGGAGATGTATTTACACCTGTGGGATTAGTTACCGCTAAAGGATTATCTAATCCACTACAAAGATTTGAGTTAACTGTATTAGATATTTTTACGGATAGTTTTTCTGCATGGCAATTTGGCGAATTAGATTATATTGATTCTATTAAAAATCTTCAAGATGGAGTAAGAACAAGATTCCCATTATATTATAATTCAGAATTATTAAGTTTTGAAATTGATCCTGGTGATATAAATGCATCTGATATAGATTTAAATTATATTCTTGTTATTTTTATAAATGGTATCTTACAACAACCAGGGAAATCTTATCAGTTTGATGGTGGTTCAACTTTTGCATTCACTGATCCTCCAAAGTCTGAAGACAATATTGCAATATTTTTCTACAGAGGAAGTAGAGATATTGATAGTAAGATTGTTGATGTAAATGAAACTTTGAAAATTGGGGATACCGTAAGGTTAACTAAGAATAATACAATACCATCAACAATTAGTCAAGAAAGAAGATTAATTTCTTCCATAGAATCTTCCGATAGTGTAGAAACTGACATTTACCTTGGTGATGGTATTGATTCTCAAAATTATAAACCAATTACTTGGTCAAAACAAAAAGTTGATAAGAATATTTCTGGATATAATGTTTATAAGTCTAGAGATTCTATAGAGACACAAATTTACCCAACTTCAAAACTAATTTCAAATTTAAATTCAAATTCTACAGAAATTTTTGTAGATAATGCAAAATTCTTCAATTATGAAAATCCAGCAGTTGTAGAATTTGACTCTTTAATAATTGATTCTACTAATTATGTTTCTGGTCTTGTTACTGCTACCGTTGGTGCAGGTGGAACTATATCAAACTTAACTATTAACAATGCTGGAAGTGGATATACTGGGGCATCAGCAATTGTAAAATTTGCTTCTCCAACAGAAGTAAGTATGGCTCTTATGAGTGAAAACCTGTTTACTTTTAGTGAACAGTTTAACAATAGTTCTTGGATTAAAGCAAATACTACAGTTTCTGCAAATGCAACAACTGCTCCAGATGGAACACTAACTGCAGATAATGTTAGCAATACTCCAAATGCTCATTCATTTGTTTCAAAAAATACACGTATTCTCAATAATACAACATATACTGCTAGCGTATATGTAAAACCTCTTACTACAAATAAGATTGTTGCTTTCGAATGGGGAAATCCAAGTCCTTTTTATGCTACTGGAATATTTAATTTAAGCACATTAACATCTACTGGAGCTGGAGTTAGAACAATAACTCCTTTAGATGATGGATGGTATCGAATAACACAAACGTTTACACCAGGATCAGTAGGAAATCCAACATTTAATGTAATTTATATTGGTGCTTATGGTAGTACTTCTGATAATGTAACTTTTGCTTTATGGGGAGCACAATTAGAAAAGGGTTCAATAGCAACTGAGTATACACCTACAACAAGTGCTGCAGTTATAAGACCTGTAATGGGTGCAAGTGCGACTGCAACAGCAACTATATCCATAGTTAATGGATCTTTATCTACACCTATTAACATTACAAATGCTGGATTTGGTTATATGGTGTCAAATCCACCAAAAGTTATAATTGAAACTCCAAAACCATCTTATGAAAATATTCTTGATATAACAGATGTTAAAGGATTCTCTGGAATTGTAACTGGTATTGGAACAGGTGCTGGTGTTAATGGTGCTTCTTTATCAATCAAATTTAATCTTGATCTTGCTGGTGTAACAAATCCTGAGTTTTTACAAAATGGTTATCCAATATTTGTTTATGATACTTTAGTTGGAAAAGGTGTGACCTCCATCTACACAAATAATTCAAGTGTCGTTGGATTTGGAACTACTTTTGCAGATAACATCTATATAATTCAACAATATACTTATAATAACTCAAATAACACTGGCATTATTACTGCAAATATTCATTCTGAAACAAATATTACGGGTTTGACTACTTCAGGAATTTGTGGAAAATTCTCTTGGGGAAGACTTTCTGGATTTGCAAGTAGATCAAATCCAATATCTATAGGTGTTACTGGAAGAAGCGTTGATGTTGGTTTATCTACATTCCCAGTTGTTCAAAGAAGAGGTTATGGTCTTAGAAATACAGGTGCTATTAAAAAACAATAAAATACCAAATATAAATATAGAAAAAAGATTACGATAAAATGGCGTCAATTGTAACCGACCAATTTAGGATATTTAATGCATCTAACTTTATAGATTCAATTAATAATTCTCAAAATTCTTACTATGTATTTTTAGGATTTTCTAATCCAACTGTTGGATTTGGCGGAACTTCAAATTGGGACTCTAATACACCTAGTCCTGTTGATTCATTCGATTATTTAAGTCATTATGAAGATACTTCAATATTTGGTAAAAAAATAACTATTGATAATGTAAGAAGAGTAATTAGAAGAATAAATTGGACTAGTGGTACAAAATATGAAATTTATAGACATGATTATAGCATTTCTAATCGTTCACCATTAACCCAATCTTCAAGGTTATATGATGCGAATTATTATGTTATCAATTCAGATTATAGAGTTTATATTTGCATTGATAATGGATCATCAGAAACTAATCCTTCAGGAAATGCATCTCAAGATGAACCTAAATTCACTGATTTAGAACCATCAAAAGCAGGTGAAAGTGGTGATGGATATGTTTGGAAGTACTTATTTACAATATCTCCTAGTGATATTATAAAATTTGACTCTACAGAGTATATAACTTTACCTAATAATTGGGAAACATCAACAGATTCCCAAATAGTTTCTGTCAGAGAAAGTGGAGATTCATCAATTAATGACAATCAAATTAAAAAAGTTTGCATTGATAAAAGAGGAAGTAATTACAGAAGTGGGTCTGGTCAAGTTTTTAATATTTTAGGAGATGGATCTGGTGCCACAGTTTCTGTAGATGTAAATACTTCAGGTCAAATAGATAGTGTAAATGTAACTTCTGGAGGAAAGGGTTATACTTATGGTGTAGTTGATTTAGGATCAATATCTCCAACTTCTACAAGTTCTTTAGATGCTGCAAAGTTGGTTACAATTATTCCCCCATCAAAAGGACATGGATATGATTTATATAAAGAACTTGGCGCTGATAAAGTATTGATTTATGCTAGATTTGATGATTCTACTAAAGATTTTCCAATTGATGCTAAGTTTTCACAAATAGGAATTGTTAAGAACCCTACTTCTTTTGGATCTACAACAATTTATACAGATCCACAATATTCTGCTTTAGGTTCTATTAAATTTTCTCCAGCATCTGGTGGAGTTACTGGATCTATTTCTGTTGGAACAAAAATTAAACAGGTTGTAACAAACTCAAATGGAGTTGCAATTGGAACTGCATTTGGATATGTAGCATCATATGATTCTCAAACAAAAGTCTTAAAGTACTATCAGGATAGAAGATTAAATTATAATTCTACAACCAATGATCAAACAGATTATGCAACAGTTTCTAATTTAGGAAATAGATTAAGTTTCCAATCATCAGCAAAT